TGCACCCTCAAAAATTCCTCTACAAAATCTTAATACGGATAAACTTACCGGTTGCCCGGCCCCATCGTCCACCGATGGGATAAATGCTATTTGTACAATAGTGCATCGCATCCTAAAATGCACTATCTTGTGTGTTTGCCAACACATATAAACATGACAAAAGGTCACAACAGTGACCCACTAAATATGAAAATATAAACTCAAGCTCATGGAGCGTCAGGTAATGGGGCATCTGCCTCATAAAATAACGGAGGCATTGCGGTCCAAAAATAGACCTGAAAGTCTTCGCCTATAGCTGTAAATAAATCATAAGCGGCACTGGTAAACATCACACCATAGTAACTCAATAAAAACCCTTCCAGATTCACGTTGTTTGTATAATCTGCAGTCTTATACCCATAAAACCGGGCATCGCTATAAAAAGGGTTTTCCCATTCGATCACATTTGATGACAAATCATTCAACATCGTTGCTCCATTATAACATGTTGGATATCGATTTGACGGAAAGGATCCTGGTGAAGTAGAACCAGGAATCACTCTGTAAGCAGCATCACTATTAGAACTGTATGCTACTCCAGCCGTCGTCCCCCTGCCATAAGTAACTCGCTGGGGGAGTCTCTCCACTATCGTCCGAAGCCTGTTGGTATAAGCACCATTGCCACGATAACCGGCCTTCCATCTGATAGAGCCTCTCCAACCAGAGAAGCAAGAGACTATCCAGTGCAACAACAAAGTGTTGCAATAGTTATAAGGGTCACCAACTGCAGTCTGATGTATTGCATTGCCAACATTACCGCGGAAAAAAGGAAACATAGATTGCATAACGTAGCCAACTTGTAAGTTGCCAAAGTTTCCTCCATGCGTTTGATGTATTGTGTAGCGATGCAACATTTCACGAAATGAAACAATAGACTCTCCTGTGAAAACTAAATTAGAATGAAGATTATACGTCGGTTTGACACCTATAATAATGTCACTGGTTTGAGTCGGTCTATCCAATTCCTCAGCATCGATTTGATCGGGCATGGCTCCAGATTGCGGTTTGAAAACAAAATTCTGAAAATGATTATCAGGAACAAATACTTCAAAATCATCGCCAGTAGAAACATATACATTAACTTCAACATCATTGTTAACTGTACTATTTGGCGTCGTAAGTTCATTTACCACATAAACGGCCAATCTGCCATTGCCTATGCCCTCATCCGTAAACAGCGTGTTTCCATACTGGTCACTAATGGGATCAATTCCGGGTAAAGCATGTTTCAATAACGTTCTGTCTTGCATATTAGCAATCGAAACTGTAAAATCACTGGATTCAGCAATGTCAAACACGTGAATGTAATTTACATTGTATTCATTAGAAAAAAGGAAATTGGGATCGTAAGCTACTTTTATTCTGCCCTTGTGAAAAGCTGATGCAACAACTTGAAAACGGAATCTTATAGATCCTGTCCAATACTTAAAAGGAAGTGCTGCAACAGCCATGGGAGGCAAATGATACTC